TGGTCGTCGCGCGGCATGGCGACCAGCTGCGCGGCGACAAGGGCGATCGCGGCGAGCAGGGCCTGCCCGACGCCCCCTGCGAGCCGTGGACCCCTGGCGTGTACCGCGTCGGCGTGCGGCGCTCGCACTTCGCGGGCCGCGTCTACGAGGCCGTCGTCGACACCGTGGCCGAGCCGGGCGACTCCCCCGACTGGCGCCGCCTCGACAGCACCGGCTGGCGAAACATCGGCGGCGCCGAGCCGCGCGAGCCCGGCGACCTGCACGCGAAGGAGGGCGCCACCTTCCTGTTCGACGGCACCCGCAGCCAGCTCGTGTTCGGCAAGGCCTTCGGCGCCGGCGATGCCGAGAAGCTGTTTCGCCCGCTGCAGAAGCGTGGCCAGGATCTGACCGCCCACGTCGCGCGCATCGAGAGCCAGCGCCAGGCCGACACCGAGGCGATCGCCAAGGCCAACGCCGGCATCGCCGAGCTCGCGCGCTGGATCGCGGCGCACGCCGAAGCGCTCGACCGATTGATCGCGGAGGCCTGATGCGCATGCTGATCCTCACCGCGCTGGCCGTCCTCTTGATCGTGGCGTGCACGCTCGTGGGTGGCGACCGCCACATCTGCATCGGCGATTGCGACGCGCCTCGGCCGGCAAGCGCCCCCGACCCCGGAGCGTCGCGGTGATCCTCGACCTGTGGAACCGCACGGCCGTCGACTGGACGGTGCTGGCCGATGGCCTGCTGGACCTCGCGAAACAACACTCGCGCGTCTACCACGACCGCGACGACGACCTGATCCGCGAGTACCTGCAGCAGGCGGTCAACATCGTCGAGCGCCGCGCCAACGTCAACCTGGTGCAGGCCACCTACGAGGCGGACGGCGCCTACCCCCAGCCATACCCGTGCACGTGGTGGGCGCGCTGGCAGTCGTGGGGCGTGCTGCTGCCCTTCAACAACGTGCGCGCGATCCGCTTCCTCGACGACTCGGACCCACCGGGCGAGATCACCGGCGCCTGGCGCATCGCACAGCAGGAGTTCGGGAGCAACCGCGACGCGTTCCTGCTCCTGCCGGACCAGACCTGGCCGGGCGCGACCACGGTGGAGCTTGACGTCGGCGTCGACGACAAGGACGACCTGGCCCCCGCGCTGCGCTCGCTGGTGCTGCGCATCGCCGCGTCGCTCTACGAGTACCGCGAGGCCAACCTTGCGCTGACCGAAGATCACTTCGCGCCCGAGCTGATGGCCGCGTGGAGGCCCACCGCATGAAAGCCGGCCGCATGCGCCACATGCTCGAGCTGCAGCAGCCCGCGAAAGACGTCGACGGCTTCATGGGCGAGGACCGCACGTTTGTCCCCGTCGTGCAGGTGCCGGCGTCGATCGATCCGGTCAGCGGGCGCGAGTTCTTCGGCTCCGACCGCGAGCTCGCGGGCATCACCTACCGAATCACGATGCGCGAGACCCCCGGCATCAAGGTCGAGGCCGACTGGCGCGGCGTCGACGCCGACACCGGCTGGGTCTACGACTTCCATTCGATCCTGCCCTCACACGATCGGGCCGTGCTCGTTGTGATGGCCTCAAGCGGCGCGGCTCAGGCATAGGAGAGGAGTCCCCACATGGCCAAGATTCGCAGCGATGCAAAGCTCTACTTGACCCCCACCGGGGTTGCAGCACCCCCCGCCGACGTCAACATCACGAGCGTCACCAAGGCGAACCCGTGCGTGCTGACCGCGGCAAGCGCGATCGGCGCGGCCACGTTCGCGACCTTCGAGGGCACCGGCGAGGCACTGCTCGACGGCAAGACCTTCCGCCTGGTCAACATCGCTGGCAGCGCCGGCACCCTCGAAGGGTTCGACGGCACGCAGCTGGGTGCCGCGGTGGCGAGCGGCGCCGGCAAGGTCGTGCAGCTGTGGGAGGTCAGCGATACCGACCCAGCGGCGGATCTGCTGTGCGCATGCCTGGCCACGGTCACGATCGCCGGCCAGGAGCCGGACGCGCTGAACCTGGACGATATGTGCACGAGCACCACCGTGCTCGGCACGCCGAAGCCGCCCACGTTCCAGTTCACCGGCTGGGTGGACCAGGACTCGGCCGGGTTCAAGAACCTGATTCAAGCCTCGCTCGAATCGCCCAAGACCACCCGCTACATGCTGATCGACTTCGGCACCGCGGGCGGCTACATCTTCGGGCCGGTCGAGATCGGCGCGATCAGCGTCACCGCCGGCGTCAACGCGGGCCTGGCCTTCTCGGGCTCGGGCGTGTTCACCGAGGTGCCGACGTACAGCTGGGCGCTCTGACATGGGCCATGAGCTGATGGTGCGGCCAGCCCCCGAGCGCATGGCGGCGATCTTTCCGGGCCAGCGCGTCGAGCTGCACGAGCTCAGCTACGGCGCGCTGCGCGAGGCGATGCGCCAGGTCGGCGAAGCGGAACGCTACACCGAGGCCGTGCTCGCCGCGTCGTTGCATGTCGACGATGCTCCCCTCGGGCTCGAGGCGCTGTATGCGCTGCCGGGGCGCTTCGCGGGCGCCATCACCGAAGGCCTGCGCGCCGCCGCCGAGCTGCACCAGGACCAGCTGGCCGGGGGCGAAGGCCCAAAAGCGTAGCCCCGGAGGATCGGCCCTTGTTCTTCATCGCGGAGCGCCTGCAGAAATCGGTCGTCGAGATCGAGCGCATGAGCTCGCGCGAGGTGAACGGGTGGCTCGCGTGGTTCGGTGAGGCGGCGCGCAACCAGGCGCCCACCAACGACGACGCGATCGACATGCGCCAGCTCTCGAAGGCCGAGCTGCGAAGGATGTTCGGATGACCAGCGAGCGCGAGCTGTCGCAAGCGCTGGCGGTCGGACTCGCCGGCGTGTCGCTGTTCCGCTGGGGCTGGGCAGCCCTCGAAACCGACGTGCAGCCGCCGTCGCTGCCCCTCGTGACGCTCACGCGCCTGAGCGCCGACGTCGACGTGCTGGCCGACATGTGCGAGCAGCACGCCGACGTCGACGCCGAGACCACCGTCGAGACCCATGCCTGGCACCGCGTCTACGAGGAGGCCCGCCTGCTGCAGGACCAGGTGCGCGCGATCGTGCTGCCCACCGGCTGGCGGCTGCGCGGCGAGCAGGACGTGTACGACGCGACGTTCCGCGCATGGCGCATCAGCGCGCAGTGGACCCACAACGGCCCGATGCTGGCGGGGTGAGCGATGGCCATTCCCGCCACCGCCCCCGCGGTCGTTCCCAAGACCCGCACGACGACCATCGGCGGGCAGACCTTCGAGCGGCAGACCCTCACGCTTGACGTGCAGGCGCAGGGCCTGGCCGACCTGCGCTGGATGCTGCGCTCGATCGCCGCCAACGAGACCGCGCAGCAGGTCCGCCTGCACAACCCGCCCTCGGCGGTCGTGGTCGACAACCGGCCCGCGCGCGAGTTCGACGACGCGCAACGCAAGGTCGTCGTGCTCTACGGCACCAGATTGGCCACGGCCGCGATGCGCCTGGTCGAAACGACGCTGCGGCAGAACATCATCAAGACCACGTTTCGCCGCAGCGGCCGGCTGCAGGACATCTCGGGCTCGTGGCGGTGGCGGCTGATCATCCCGGGCGCCGGCAGCCGCGTGGTCACCGCCGGCAGCGAGCTGCCAACCTTCGTGCGCGGCTCGATCCTGGTGCTCGAGCCGTTCGGCGCCCCCCACGCGACGCGGGTCAACCAGCTGGTGATCGCCGGCGGCCAGCTGATGTCGCGGCGCAGGAGCAGGGAGACCAAGCAGAAGCAGCCGGTCGGGTTCCTGCGTGCCACCGTCGAGGCACTGCGCGCCCGCCAGGAGTTCCGGCAGTTCGCGGTCACCGTCGTGTTCACGAAGCAGCACGCCGTTCCCGGCGAGCTCTCGCGCAAGCAGGGCACCGGCGCGATCGTGATCCAGCTCAAGCGGAGGTAGCACGGTGGCCACCGAGAATCTCGAGCGCATCTACAAGCTGACGGTCGAAGGCAGCCAGGCCGAGCGCCAGCTGCGCGAGATCGCGGGCTCGACCGCCGGCGTCGACAAGCAGATCAACGAGTTCTCCAAGTCGCTGCAGAGCTTGCAGCGCAACCTGCTGGCCGGCCTCACGTTCGGCGCCGTCGTCGCGGGCTTCAAGTCGATCGTCGACTCGATGAGCGAGATCGTTGACACGTCGGCCAAACTGGGCGTGGCCACCGACGAGTTGCAGAAGCTGCGCTTCGCTGCGAGCCAGCTCGGGGTCAACGCAGGCGCCCTCGAAACCGGCATCAAGAAGCTCTCGGTCGGCCTGACGGAGATCGACGACAAGAGCAGCGAGGCCGGCGCGCAGCTGCGCGCCCTCGGCGTCACGTCCAAGGACACCGTTGGCACGGCGATGGAGAAGATCGCCGATGAGTTCCAGCGCGCGGGCGATGGCGCCGGCAAGACCGCCGTCGCGATCAAGGCCTTCGGCAAGTCGGGCAACGAACTGGTTCCGATGCTCAACGAAGGCGCCGATGGCCTGCGCAGGTTCGGCGACGAAGCCGAGCGCCTGGGCCTCATCGTGAGTGGGCGCGACCTGCAGCTGTTCGACCAGTTCGGCGACAACATGGACCGGCTGCAGCGCGTGCTGGGCTCGGTGGGCATCCAGATCGCCGGCGGCGTGGTGCCCGCCCTCACGGCACTGACCGACTCGCTGCTCAACGCGGCCAAGAGCGGCGACGCGTTCAAGAATCTCGGTACCGCGATCGGCGATGCGGTCGTGTTCCTCGCGTCGCGCTTCATCGAGCTGTGGGCCGCGGTCAAACAGTTCGCCTCGGGCCTCGGCGCGGCCGCGGGCGCCCTGGTCGCGTTCTTCTCGGGCGACTTCCGCGAGGCGGGGACGATTCTCGTCGAGTGGGTCAACGACACCAACAAGGCCGGCGAGGAGGCGAGCGCGGCGGTCAAACGGCTGCAGGAGTCGTACCAGAACTATGTCGCCAACGGCGTCGAGCCCACCATCGCGAAGCAGACCGAACTCGCGACCTCGACCAAGAAGGTCAAGGAGGCCTTCACCGAAGTGTCGGCGGCGCTGATGATCCTTGAGGAGGATCTGCGCGTGGCCTCCGAGGCTGCGAAGGCCACTGCCGATTTCAACGCGAAGATGGCCAAGCAGAAGCAGGACGAGCTGCAGGCCGAACTCGACACGCTGAAACAGATCGAGGAGGGGCGCCTCGAAGAACTGCGCATCGCCAGCGAGGCCGCCGAAGCCACCGCCAAGTTCTACGAGAAGCAGCGCAAGGCAGCTCAGGACCTGATCACCCCCGTCTCGATCCTCAATGACAACTTCGAGGCCTTCTTCCGCAACCTAGAGAACGGCACCGCCGACGCCGAGGAGGCGTTCAAGCGCATGGTGCAGTCGATGATCGCGCAGATGCTCAAGCTGGCGGCGCAGTGGCTGGTGCTCAAGGCCTTCGGTATCGACCTCGGCTGGGGCACCAAGAGCGGCGCCGCCGCAGATGGTTTCCAGGCGGTGGCCACCGCGCAGGCGAGCGCGCCGGCCTTCGGGCCGCGCAGCCTCGGCGCCACCCCGGTGACGGTCGATGCATCGCAGGCCTCGCTCGCACCGCTAGCGCGCACTGCGCCGCAACAGCAGCAGGGCGGCAAGGGCACCGAGGTCCACGTCCACAACAACAACGGCTCGGCCGTCGAGGTGCAGACCAGCGAGGACGGTCGCCGCATCGACGTGCTGATCGAGCGCACGCGCCGCGCGCTGGCCGCCGACCTGCGCGCCGGCGGCAATGTGTTCGCCTCGGCGGTGGAATCCACCTACGCGCTCGGCCGCGCGCGAGGCTGACCGTGGTCGCCACGCCCCAGTACCTGCCGCCGGCGCAGCGCGTGCTCGCGTCGGCGCCCGCTGGCCAGATGCCGCTGTGGGGCATCACGCTGACGCACCCCCTGTTCAGCCCGATCGACCACGCCTTCCGGCTGGTCAATCGCCCCGCAGCGATGGACCTCACGCACGAGGACGACCTGGTCTACACCTACTCCCCCGCGTGGTTCGAGCTGACGCTGCCCAAGCTCGACGGCGCCGGCCAGCAGGAGGCGCAGCTGTCGGTGCAGAACGTCGACCGCATGATCGTCGACGAGCTCGAGCTGGCGGCGGCCGACCCATCGCAGCGCATCGAGGTGACGCTTCGCCTATTCCTCGAAGAGGACCCCGAGGCCGGCCCGCAGAACGTGCCGCTCACGCTGTCGTTCTCGCGCGTGCAGGCCACCTCCGCCGCGGTCACCGGCGTCGCCGGCCGGCCCGACATCCTCAACCGGCCGTTTCCGATGGAGGTCTACCGGATCGACCGCTGGCCGGGCCTCGACAGATGACCCCCTGCCTGCGCATCGCCGACGTGCAGGACCTCATCGGCAAGCCGTACCAGCTCGGGGCGCGCGGGCCCGATGCCTTCGACTGCTGGGGCCTGTGCGCCGAGGTCTACCGCCGCGGCGGCATCGTGCTGCCCGAGTTCCGCGCCGAGTGCATGACGCACGCGCAACGCGCGGCGCTCGTCGATGACCTGGCCGACGACCACGTCGACCTCGTGCACCTGCCCGACGACTGGTGCTTCGTCTACGTGCGGCGCGAGGGGCACATCGGAGTGCACTGGCGCGGCTCGGTGCTGCACTGCGCGCGCCCGCACGGCACCGTGCTGCAGCGGCTCGACCTGTTCCGCAGGGTGCACCCCGGCGTCGAGTTCGCGAGGTGGCGCGCATGAGCGTCACCCTCGTCACGCTCGCCAATCCGCTCAAGCCGCACGAGCGCGAGGTCGAGCACGCCAGCGCCCCCCTGCGGCTGGACACCTGGCTGATGCAGCGCTGGCCCGGCGGCGTGCGCGGCACCCTCTCGGTGGTGATCGACGGCGTGCCGGTCGCCCCCGAAGCCTGCGAAGGCCTGGTGCTGCGCGACGGCCAGCACGTGCTGCTGATGGTGACGCCGGGCGGGCTCTCGACCATCGCGGTCTACGTGGCCAAGGCGGTCATCGCCTACATGATCTCCAAGATCGTGTCGGCGATCTTCGGCCCCAAGAAGCCGACCGCCCTCGTCGACCAGCCGCAGGCCTCGCCCGTCTACTCGATCAGCGGCTCGCAGAACGCCGCGCGCCTGGGCGAGCCGATCCCCGTGGGCTACGGCGAGGTTATCCAGGTCCCCGACTTCGGCTCGCAGCCGTACACCTACTTTCTCAACCACGACCAGTACCTCGACGAGATCCTGGTCATCGGGCAGGGCGAGTACGAGATCCGCGAGATGTTCGTCGGCGATTCAACCATCATGTCGCTCGAGCCGGGCATCGTGCAATGGTGGCACTACCCCGCCACGGCGCACCTTACGAGTGAGGGCGTGATCGAGGACCAGCTCACCGAGTCGTCGGGGCAGGCCTTCTATGAGAACGTCGTGTCCAGCCCCGAGGTCGGCGACCAGGAGCTGCGCAAGGGCGCGCCGATCCAGGTGCCGCCCGATATCTTCTGGGCCGGGACGTTTTTCTCAGGCTCGGCCTACGGGGATGACATCTCGGTCGAGCCGCCCGGCACCGAGGCGACCTACGCCGAGCTCGCCGCGTGGGACGACGCCCCCGAGGGTACCGAGCGCTGGGTGTTCAGCGAGACCTTCGTCGGTGAGGCTGCGGTCCACGTGTGGTCGTACTACACCTTCGTCGCGACCGCGTGGCACGGTCCTCCGTACCCGGAAGGCTCGATCCTCCCGCCCTACAACACGGTGACGCCCTCGGCCGAGCCGATCGGCTGGTTCGACTGCTGCAAGCCGGGCCGGCGCGGCAACCGGATCATGTTCGACTTCGTGTTTCCGCAGGGGATCTATACCGTCGGCGAGAGCTCGCTGGAGTCGCGCAGCTGCGTCGTGGCGATCGAGTACCAGCGTATCAATGACCTCGGCGCCCCCATCGGCACCGTCATCACGCAGACCGAGACCTTCACCGAGTCGACGGTCAACCCGCGGCGCTACACGCTCACCTACGACCTCCCGACCCCGGGCCGTTACCGCGCCCGCTGCACGCGCACCAGCACCGAGCCCAGCTCGACGAGCGCCGCCGACCGCGTCATGTGGACAGGGTTGAAGTTCCGCATCGTGCGGCAGACCGAGCCGGTCTACGGCGACCAGGTGACGCTGGCCTGCGTGCGCATCAAGGCCACCAACGGCATCGCCTCGGCCGCTACCTCGCGCATCCGCTTCCGCGTGCGCCGCATGCTGCGCCCGCTCGGCGACCCGGCGCTCGAGATGGCGACCACGCGCAACCCTGCCGATGCCTTCGTCGACATCTACACCGACACCATCTACGGCGCAGCGCGCGACCGTTCCGAGGTCGACCTGCCCGCGCTGGCCGCGTGCCGCTCCGCCTGGTACGTGCACAACGGCTTCAACGCGGTGTTTGCTCAGCGCTCGACCGTCTTCGAGGCGCTGACGATGGCGCTGCAGGTCGTGGCTGCCGGCCCACTGCCGGTCGGCGGCCTCATGTCCGTGCAGGTCGACAGCGTCAAGGACAGCCGCGTCGCGATGTTCACCGAGGCCAACCTGCGCGACCTGGTCGTCGGCTACGAGTTCGACAAGATCGGCGAGCCGGTCGGCGTGCGCATCGAGTACCGCAGCCCCGAGAGCTTCACCCCCGCCTACGTCGTACTGCCCGAGGGCGAGATCGATGTCGAGAACTCGACGCTGTTCGGCTGCACCGACGAGACCACCGCCGGCCAGTACGCGCAGCTGATGCTCAACCGCAAGCAATACCAGCGCAAGACCGCCACCTTCGACACCGAGCTGGAAGGCCTGATGCTGCTGCCCGGCGATCGCATCGCGATCCAGCACCAGATGCCTCGGTGGGGGCAGGTCGGCATCGTCGACGAGGTCACCGAGGGCGAAGCCGAGCCCGATCCGACGACCCTGCTCGTGCACGCCGATACCGACATCAGCGATGCGTCGCTGAACGACGCGACGCTGACGGTCGGCGGCGGGGCGCAGGTGGTGGCCTCGCCGGTCGTGTTCGGCGCGGGCTCGCTCGCGCTCGATGGCGTGGGCGACTACGTCGCTACACCCGCCCACGCGCGCTACGACCTCGGCGCTATCTCGGCTGCGACGAATCACACGTGGCGGGTGCGCGCGCGTTGGGGCGTGGCGCCCGATGCCGGCACGCGCGCGCTGCTCTCGCACGGAGCACCCGGCAACAGCGCGAGCGCGGACCTCGGCGGCTTTATGCTGTACGAGGTCGCCGGCAAGCTCGGCCTCAAGGTCAGCCAGAACGCAGCGACCAGCGCGGCGGGCGATCCATCGTTCTCCAGCGTCGTCGCGCTGCTGCACATGGACGGCGCCGATGGCTCGGTGGTGTTCACAGACAGCGCGGCCACCCCCAACACGTTCACGGTCAACGGACACGCGCAGATCGACACGGCGCAGTCGAAGTTCGGCGGCGCGTCGATGCTGCTCGACGGCACGGGCGACTGGATCGAGTCGGCGAGCTTCGGCCCGCAGAACTTCGCCACTGGCGACTGGACCATCGAGCTGTGGGTGCGGCCGAACGCAGTCGCCGTCAAGCTGCTTGTGAACAAGGGCATCACGACGAGCTTCTCGCCGTTCCTGCTCTACCTCACCGCATCGAATCAGCCAGCGGTGCAGGGGCACAACAGTGCGACCGGGCTCCAGTACAACATCGCCGGCGCAGGGGCACTCTCGGTCGGGACTTGGTATCACGTTGCAGCCGTGCGCGACGGCAACACGATCCGCCTGTACCTCAACGGCGTGCAAGTGAACAGCGTCGCCATGTCGGCGACCCTCTATCACGACAGCGCGGCGCCGCTGTCCATCGGCGCCTACGAGAACGGCACCAATGCCTTTAATGGCTGGATCGACGAGGTGCGGATCACCAAGGGCGTGTGCCGCTACCCGAGCGGGACGACGTTCTCCGTGCCGACCGCGCCGTTCCCGGCTGCGCTCGCCCCTCAGTGGTCCGACTGGCGCACGACGAGCACGCCCATCGCCGCGCCCTCCACTTGGTACGCACTCGCCTTCGTGATCGAGGCCGGCGAGCCGCACATCTACGTCGACGGCGTCGAGCAGGCCGGCGCGTTTGTCGCAGGCGTCGATGCCGTGTCATCGTTCATCGGGCTGGACACGACGCGCGAGGACTTGCCGCTGCGCATCGGCGCGCTCGATCCAGCGGCGGCCCCGCTGGGCGACCCCCACTGGTCGAACGTCGTGCTGCTGCTGCATGGCGACGGCACGAACGGCGGCACGGTGTTTACCGACAGCAGCCCTAGCCCCAAGTCGCCGAACGTGTCGCTGGCGTCGACCTCGACTGCGCAATCGAAGTTCGGCGGCTCATCCATTCGATTGACCGGGACCAGTGGGCAGGGCCTCAAGTACGCGGACAACGCCGCGTGGACGCTCGGCTCGGGTGCCTTCACCGTCGAGTTCTTCGTGCGCTTCGACGACAGCGGCACGCAACGGATGCTGTTCGCACAAGCCGACTTCAGCGGCACGGCGGCGGGCTCCTCGATCTGGATCATGCGCACGGCGTCGACCGACAAAATCGAGGCCTATGCGTTCAGCGGGTCCGCCTTCGTTTTCATCACGAGTTCGAGCACGGTCGCGGCGAACACGTGGCACCACATCGCTTTCGTGCGCAGCGGCTCGACGTACACGCTCTACATCGACGGCGTCAGCGTCGGCACGGTCAGCTCGGCCGCTGCAATCAACGACTCCAGCTCGAATCTCGGCATCGGGTCGTTCGGCTCGGCCTCCGGGCTCGTGCTGCTCGGGTACATCGACGAGCTGAGATTCACCGTCGGCGTTGCGCGCACGATCACCGTGCCGACTCGTGCATATCCGGGCTATGCGCTCGACTCGGCCGCCGTCGGTCTGTTCGAGGGCTGGCTCGACGAGCTGCACGTGATCCCCGAGGCCGCCGTCACGGGCGACTACACGCCGGAGTCCGCGCCGTTCCCCGATCCCGAGGAGGGCGGCGGCGAAGGCGGGCCCCCCGTGCTGCACCTCGACCGCGGGCTCGATTGGGACAACACGCCAGAGCCGCACGCCGTGCTGCTGTCGAGCGAGCTCAACGGCGTCAGCGCGTCCATCGAGTGCACGCGCGGCGACGACGATCACATCGTGGTGCTTGCCGAGGCGCCGCCGTTCGATCTGTTCGGCAAGGGCCAGCATCAGGAGCAGACCCGCGTCGCCTTCGGCACGATGGGCTACGAAGTGCGCGACTGGATCGTGACCGCGACGACGCCGAACGCCGAGGTCGGCGTGCACGTCGAGGCGCTGACCTACGATCCGCGCGTCTACGAGGGTGCGATGCCTCACCAGGGGTTCCCGCCCACCGAGGGCGAGATCCCGGTCGGCGCGTGGATCGTCGCCGGCACCCCCGAGGCCCCATCGCTCGAAGTGGTCGGCGCCGGCGAGCCGGCCGACGAGTTGCCGACCGACATCGTCGGCGGCACCCCCACCGACCCGAGTGCAGAACTCTAGGAGCCCCCATGGCCACCGACATCCTCGCCCGCATGCGCCAGCTCATCGGCACCACCGACGAGTGGGAGGACAACGACATCGTGATCGGCGACGGCGAGCTCGCCCTCGAGCGCCTCGACAGCGGCATCGTCGCTGCCAAGGTTGGCAACGGCGAGGACGCATACACCGACTTGCCGTACTTCGCCTCGACTTTCGGCGCGGGCTACACGTGGCGCGCAGCGGCATCGGTGACGAGCGGCGCTGCTCGCATCGCGCCCGACCACCCGATTCAGTGCAACTTCGTGCTGCACACCTCATCGAGCAACGACGGCGCGGCCACCATCACGGTCGACGGGCTCGCCGTTGCTGTTGCGAATGCCGCAGGCAACGGGCAGATGGTCCTGACGGGCTCGGCAATCGTGCCCCCCGGCGCGACGTACTCCTACTCGTGGTCGGGCGGCATCACGAACGTGTACTTCTACGAGCTGCGCGCCGACTGAGGAGCGCCCCATGCCTGTCACCGTCGACTACCCCGAGGACCTGCCGTGCGTCTCGCGCATCGACGGGTTCGGCATGACCGCGGCGGCCGCCGTGATCCGCACCCCCTTCGAGGCCGGCAACGCGCGCCTGCGGCGCATGCACGCGGTGCTCCCCCAGGAGATCGCGCTCGCTTGGCGCTGCTCCAACGAGGACCTGCACCCCTTGATCGCCTGGCTCAACACCTTCGGCTACGACTGGTTCAACCTGCGGCTGGCCGGCATCGAGGCCTCCGAGCTGGGCGATCAGTCGACGCCGATCGCCGTGCGCCTCATGAGCGACCTGCAGATGACCCTCATGCAGTTCCACCGGCAGAACTGGTGGACGGTGCGCGCCACCGCCGAGTACCAGCCCCCCGTCGCAACCGTGGTGAGCACGGCCACCCCCATCGAGGAGAGCAGCATGATGTTCATCGAACTGACGCGAACCGAGCCCGATCCCGTCTACGGCGAGAAGGCGCTGGTCAACATCGAGCAGATCGTGGGCATCTCGCGGGCGCTCGACGACTCGTCGACGCGTCTGCGTGCGCTGCTCGTCTATCCCGTCGCCGACAGCGGCGACGCTGGCGACAGCAGCCGCACATACGCGCTCGATCAGGAATGGACGTTAGACAGCCTCACGACCGAGGGGCCGGGATCGGGGCGCGCTCGTCTGAACACTGCCTCGCAGACGGCAGCCACACGGCTGTGGGTGCATTACGTGACAGCCGATTCGATCGACGTGCAGAACATCCTTCGCCGGCTGACGGTCGACGCCGACGCGTACCTGCAAGACAAGGCAGACGGCTCGAAGTGGGCGCAGTTCCGGGTCGTCGGCGCCGTGATCGACAAGGCGACTTACTTCGAATTGCCGGTCGCGTTCGACAAAGGGGGCTTGCAGATCCCGGCCGGTCGCATGCTCGTGATCATGCGCAACGCGCCCGCCGTGTCGGTGCAGGGTCGGGCAAATTCCGGGTCGCTGAACGAGCTCGTCGAACTGCGCGTCAAGGAAACGCCCGCCGAGATCGCCGCGCTGGTCAACCAGCAGACCCGCGCCGGCACGCGCTTCGTCGGCGCGCCTCGCGTGTCACCCGCTAGGGTGCGATGAGAAAGACTCCCGAGCAGCGGCTGGCCGCGTGGCTCGCGCTCGAGCGCGCGATCGTGCGCCCCCCTGCAGAGGTTGCGGTGCGCTGGTACGACACCCGACACAACGCGCCGATCACGCGCGAGCAGGCGCAGGAGCAGTCTCAGCGGGCGCTGGCGCTGCTCACAGTAGCAGCGCCGCCAACAGGACGAGCGTCAGCACCAGCCCCCAGCCGGCGAGCGCCAGCAGCAGCGCCCACGCCCACGCGCGCAGCTTGTGAGGCTTAGGCATCTCGAGCCATTGCCTGCGCTCATCCGCGAAGGCCTCGCGCGTGCTGCGCGGATAGCAGCGCGTGGTGGGAGTGTCGGGGTCTGGGTCGGCGGTGGAACCTGACCCTGATCTAACCCCAGGCAGGGCGTTTTCTGGGGTCAGGCGGCGTAACCTGGCGGGCATTCTCATAGGTAGGCCGCAACTGCGCCAGGCTGCGTCAGGCTTGGTCAACCTGACTCGAAATCCGGTTCACGGGTTCTCCCGTGACGTGGGTTCGAATCCCACTCTCTCCGCCAAGTTGTTGATTACATTGTGGTTTCAGGGAATTTATTGACATCGACGCGTCGTCGTTTGCAGACCCCAAACCCTGTGTAAACCCCATGTCTGCCAGTTCTGCCAGCTTTTTTGTCACAACGGCCGCCGCGACAGCGTAGAACACCCGCTCGCCCCAGTGGCTCATGCAGTAGTTGACCGCTAGGCACACCATCCGCAGGTTGTCGGCCTCGTAGCCGCGCGACGAGTCGATGCGATCGATGCTCGGCTGCTGCGGGTGCCTGGAATCGGTGCCGATGTAGAACGGCATCCCGGATACCTCGCAAAGGCCGCCGGTTCGCGCCGCGATGTACTGCAGCACATTGATCCCAACGCCGCCGCCCTTCTTCTTCGCGCGAACCGACACGTTGGCTGCCATCGCTCGAAGCCAGCCGCCGCGGCGCAGACCGTCTTCAACCTTGCGAGTCCAACCCCGTGATAGTGCGTCTTCGTGATACTGACCGAGCACGGCGGCTGCTCGTCGCTCCGCGATCTTTCGATTGCTCGTTCCGAGCGCAACTTCCAGCCGCTTCCCACCGGGCAGCCACTTTCGAAGCTGCCACAGGCCATTCGGGCGCCGGCGGATGGCCGGTTTCTCGGTGTTGACGAACTTCATCGTTTCCTCCTCGCGCTCATCAGTTTCGGCAGCCTGTCCACCGCCCGCCTGGCGCTCTCGGGGGCGCTTTGCAGGTAGCGGCTGGTGACGCTGAGCGAGCTGTGCCCCATCACGTCGCGGATGGTCGGACCGTCGGCGCCGGTTTCGGCCAGCCAGGTGCCGAACGCATGCCGCAGGTCGTGAAACCGCAGCTTCGGCAGGCCTGCGGCCGTCCTGGCTGCGTCGAAACGCTTGTGCAGCAGCGAGACACCTATCCCGAACGGCAGGCGCCTGCGCGCGATCCTGGCGGCTTCCAGCGGCAGCGGGACAACCCTCGGTCGGCCCGACTTGCTGCGGCTGTCCACGATCGCGACCCCACCGCGCACGTCGGCCGGGGTCAGGCGCAGGATCTCGGAGCGGCGCAGGCCGGTCAGCGCCGCGAACAGGATCACGTCGCGGGTCAGCGGCTCGGCGGCAGCGGCCAGTCTGCGCACCTGGGCCGGGGTGACGTAGAGCTCGCGCGCTCGCTCGCCGGGCACCAGCTCGACGCGGCGCCCCAGCGGCTCGCGGGTCCAGCCCCAGCGCTCGGCCAGGTTGCCGACCCGGCGCAGGATGGCGAGCAGCCGGTTGATCGTGGCCGGGGCGACGTCGGCCTCGATGCCGATGCGCTTGATGGCGTCGGCCACGTCGGGCAGGGATTCGAGGCGCCGGCCGGCCGTGTGCGTGCGCACCGTCTCGACCCGGTAGCGCAGATCCTTGGCCCAGCTGCGCAGGCCCTTGGCGCTGGATTCGACCCAGCGATCGAGCGCCTGGTCGATCATGTATCGCGGTCGGCGACCAGCCGCAGCGTCGATGCGCGCGCGGCCAAGCGAGACCTCGAGCGCGCGGGCGTCGGCGAGCGTTGCGCCAGGCGGAAGTGTTCGCTCAAGGCGGCGACCGCCGCCGACGCGGACGCGGACCTGGTAGCGGTCGCCTCGCTTGCGGATTGACATGCGCGCACCTGGCTGTCGGCAACGTAGCGGTCGAGCTCGGCCGGGTCGACCATCCGGCGCGATCGGATGCGCACGATAGCAAGCCGGCCGTCGGCGGCCTCGCGCTCGATTGAACGAACCGACACCCGCAGTTGCTCGGCAGCCTCTAGCAAAGTCAGCAGCCGCATGCGATTTGCTCCCGCTTTGCGGCCAGATAGGCCCGCTCGGCCTCTGCCTCGGTATCGAATGACCCGAGGTAGATGTCGCGCTTGTTGACGCGGATCCGCGCCCAGAAGCGCCCGTTCTTCCCCATGGTCTGCACACCCTGCGCTGGTTGGCGGCTATCCTTTCTCGCGAACCATCGATTGTGCTGATTGACGTTCTTCGGCACGTCGCGAAGGTTCGACCACCGGTTGTCGGCGCGGTTGCCATTGATGTGGTCCACCTCGCCCCTTGGCAGCCGACCCATTTGGAGCAGGAACACCAAGCGATGCGCTTTCATGCGCTGGCCGCAAACCGTCAGAGTGACGTAGCCCTCATTGTTCAGGCCGCCAGCCACATCCCCGGCCTTGGCGCATCTGCCGCGGTCGACTCTCCAGTGAAGAACGCCCGTCATTGGGTCGTATGAAAGCACGCGCAGCGCCTCGACGCGCAGGTGCTGCGCGGCCTCGGCCAACGTCACGAGCAGGTGCGGCGGCGTGGTCATTCTTCCTCGCCCTCGTCCTCGAGCGGCGCGCCCGCGCTCAGCACGACATGCACTTCGTGCTGCACGCGCACCCCCAGGCGGCCGATGGCCTGCTCGCTGACGTGCGAGGCGCTGACGGTGAAGCTGACCGTGACGGTGCCGCCCTCCTTGAGCGCCAGGGCGTGGCGATGGCACTTGACCTGGTGCAGCTCGATGTTCGACTTCTTGCCGCCCATGCCGTAGTCGATCTCGAGGTTCTCGTGCACGGTGGCGGCCTTCCACTTAAGCGGGCCGAGCTGCGGAAACCTCAGGTGCGTGTTCGCCGGCCCGATGTCGGGAATCGAGGATTGCGCGTCGACGTGCATGCGGTCGTACATCGCGTCGAGCAGTTCGCTCGCGTAGGCGGGCAGCACCTGCGCGTTGGGCAGATCCATCTCGAAGCGCACGTCAACCGCCGGCACCAGTTGGTCGCCGTGGTTCTCGCTGCGCGCGTTGACGCTGGTGATCTTGGCCTTGGTGGGCTTGGCGAATTGCAGGCTCATGCTCATTGATCCTCAGGACTCAACTCTTGACGGACCTCGAGCCCTTCGGGCAAGGCCGGGCGGTCGGGCGCGCCGAACTGCCGCATCGATTGGCTGATCTGGAATGCCGCGACCCTGCGCGCTTGCGCCATTCGTCGCTGCGTGATGGTGCGCAGCCAGATCTCTCCGACGTGTTTGGCGTCGTCCAGCGACGGCATGGACGCGTAGCGGGTCGAGGTCCCTCCGCGATCGGTGCGCGATGACACTTCGACCTGGCCCTGCCGCCACTGGGTGATCGTGTAGAACATGCCGAGCACGAGCGCGTCGCTTCGCATGTGCACCATCGTTGCAGCGGCCGTCGTTGTCGCTACCCATGCAATCGGGATGCGCTCGGGCATGGTCTACAGGCCGATCAGCGTGAACCGTGCCGCCTCGAACAGATCCTCATTACCCGTGTTTTGCGCTGACCAGATCTCGGTGCCGTACACGGCGACGCTGTCCTTCCCGTTGTGCCAGAAGGTGCCCGCCCATTTGTAGATGCCGATTCGGTTGTACGACTGCTCGGGGCAGTTGTATTCATTGAAGTCGGTATTGGCGGTCGACGTGACGATCTTGGTGTACGTGTCGTTGCCCACTGCTTCCCATACGTGCATGCACGGTTCATGCGATGTCAGATAACCCGGTCGAAAGTGCACGATGTACTTGTGCCAGACGTCGGGTTGCGGGAACGCGCCGATTGGATAGTCCGCGTATGCCTCGGTGTCGGGGTTCGGCCCCCCGTTCACCTGCCATGTGTTGTTCGGCTTCGTGTTCCACGCGCGCCGCCAAAAGCGTTTGTTGTGCCCGATGTCGTGTTGCAGTGACATGGGTGGCTGAGTGCTTCCTGCGGTCTGGCTGTGCGTCTGCCAGACGAGGTGAATGTTGTTCGGCACGTTGCCATCGTTCGTCGTCGGGTACTCGTCGCCCTTGGTACGAATCGCGAAGGTGAACCAGTGATCCTGAAACAGCGGAAAGAAACTGTCCGGTTGATAGATGTATTGCTTCTCCGACCGGACTGTCTTCGTGCTCTTGCCGTTCGACCCGATTGCGGCATCGGCTTTCAACGTGCGATGCAGGTAGGTCGTGCGCCGCGACCCGCCCGGGTCTTCGACCTGCACCAGACGACTCACGCCGCCGAAGGTCAGGTCGGTATCGGGCATGAACGTATTCGATGCCTGCGGCGTCACTGCTCCCCATACGGGGTACGTCAACTTCTTGAACTTCTCGAACCCGGGCGGCGGTGTCGGCGGTGTCGGAGTCGGCGTTGACGTGAGTGCTGCGTCGACTTCATCGCGCCATTGCTCGAGGTTCTTGCCGTCGGGAAAGACGATGTCCATTGCTGTTCCTTTCTACCGGGAAAGCTCGAACAGTTCGATGTAGTCCGTCGCCACCAGCCGGATCGGGGCGATGTAGCCCGCAGCAACGATCCGTTCGTGCGCGACGGTGCCGGGGATGATGCGCACGCCCTTGTCGCCGCTGTTGACCAGCTCGATGTGCAGCGTCGGCCTGGCGGGCGCGCGCCAGTCCCGCCACTTGTCGAGCAAGGCGCCACGCAGGCCCTTGCCTTGCTTCTTGGCCGGCTCGGGCTTGGCGCCGATCAGCCAGACGGTCGTGTCCCTGCTCTCGATCTCCTGTTGCACGCCGGGGTCCAGCAGCAATGACCACCCATTGCCCTGCGTGCTGACAACGTGCACCGGGGTCGGCCCCTTGTTCGTCAGGGTCAGCAGCATCACTCGGTCCACCGCTTGCGATACACGGCCTGCGCCTGCGCATAGTCTTCCGGCGCCAGCATCGAATGCGCGCGGTCGATGACCAGCGCCGCCTCCTCGGCTTCCGGCGCCCGCTCGATCGCCTCGATGAACTGCGCCAGCGTCTGCGCTGGTGGGGACAGCGGCGCGTCGGCCTGCGCGACATCTGCGGGCTCACTCGCTGGCTTTGGCGTCGCTGCCCCCTTCGACTTGCGGCCCTTGGCGATCAGCTCGTCGAGCTTCGCGGCGCCGGCCGGCGCCGGCTCGTTGGCCTCGGCCAGGTCCGCTGGCCCCATGTGCACGATGCGCCGTGCCTCGTCCTCGTCGTACAGGCCGGCGAATCCGAACGCAATGCGCGCGCACTGGATCATCGCCTTGTGCCTGAGCATGCGGCGCGGGTGCGTGCCCCAGGGAGCGGTGCCGCGCTTGCACTCGGCCAGGTACTCGGTGATGCGGATCGGGTGCGAGCGGTCCTTGCGGTACATCGTGCAGGTGCACGATCCACCGTCCTCGGCGAACGCGAAGTCCATGCCGTCGAACTGCGCGTGCTCGTTGATGATGCGCGCCCAGCCATCCACCGACACGAAGGGCACGATGCCGCCGTTCTTGTCGAGAAACGCGAACAGCTCGCGCGTGAACGGGTTCAGGTTGTACTGCTCCGAGACGATCAGCAGACCCATCATCGCCTCGTTGCTGATGGGCTTCTCGCTCTTGAAGCAGGTGGCTTTCAGCGTCTCGAGCATGCGCGCGGGCTCGATGCCGAAGCGTTGCGCGAAGCGCGCCACGAGCGGCATGCGGGTGGGTGTTTCAATCACTGCGTTCATGCGTTCTCCATCGCGTTGCGAAGCCACTTCCAGTCCGGCGGCTCGAGCACCTGCACCCCCTGCGGGTAGCCCGGCCACGAGTCCTCGCGCGTGCATTGCGCCCAGATGTCGAGCGCGCGCCGGCAGCGCTTCCAGCCGTAGGCCACCCAGTCGTCTGGCAGCGCGTACAGCGCGGCGGCGTGCGGGAACGCGCTCTCGACGCAGCCGAACAGGAAGGCGTGCACCGGCAGGCCGGTGGCGCGCCCCCAGCCGTGCGTGTACCAGGCGGCCTGCTCGGCATAGCCGAAGTTCACCACCGAGCTGGCGAACGCTTCCGGCGCCGCGCTCACCGTGGTCTTGGCGTCGACCAGCACCCAGCCCCAGGTCTCCCGGTCGTCGCCGACGAGCACCGCCAGGTCGGGCCGGCACTTGCACAGCGCGCCGGTGACGTCGTCGCTCCAGTAGGCCGAGTGCTCGGCCAGCACCACCGGCATGTCGAGCAGCTCGGTGATCTGCGGCACGGCCAGCAGCGCGTCGGACTGCGCGTACGCGATGTCGCGCTGCGCCGGCGTGACGTGTTCGCGATCCGTGTTCGCTGCCTCGAAGGCCTTCCACTCCTTCGAGGCGCGCGTCTTGACCCGCGGCCCCACGGCGTAGCGCACGTCGAACTGGTCGCGCTCGAGCAGCGCGCAGTGCATCAGCGTGCCGGCGAACATCGCGTCGGTCGGCTCGGCGTGCACCCCGTCCTGGTGTTCGGCCAGGTGCAGCTCGTGGAAGTGGAACGGGGTCTTGAGCAGCCGCATGAGCTCGGTGCGCGAGAGGCCGGGGCCAGCGTGGTAGTCCTCGGCGCTGTTGCGCATCACGCACGGCGCGCTCAGCACCGCCGAGATCGCGCCCTCGTGCCAGGCGACGGTGTCGTTCACGCGATCACCCCCCAGGCCATCAGCGCGAGCACCAGCGTGCCCAGGCACAGCGCGAACCAGCCGACGAGCTGGTCGACGTCGGGGACGCTCATGCGGCGCAGTCCTGGAAGAACTGCTCCTCGCACTCGCAGTAGGCATCAAACCAGCCGTCGTGGAACGGCCCGTGATGGCTCGGCTGCGCGCTGCCTTCGGCGAACGAGCGCCAGCCGGCGTCGTAGGCCCTCGCGTCGGCCTGGCTCAGGAATGCGCGCCGGCGTCCGGTCTGCGCGGCGTAGAACTGCGGGCGGTCCATCTTCAGCGCGCCCGGGCCAGAAATGCGCTGGCTTCGCGCTGGGCTCGCTCGAAGCCGCTGCGCCGGGCGCGCGACTGCTGCAGCAGCCAGCGATAGCTGTCGCGGATGCGCTTGGATTGCTCGGGGGTCAGGCGGGTGTAGGTCATGGGGGTCTCCGGTTGCGATGGGAGACACTTTAGTCGAACCTAAACCTCGCGTCAAGCCAAAGGTAAACCGTCAAGCATTCGACAGCGGAAAAGTACCTAGCTTGACCCAGGGGTCACGGCTGGGGCGGTGGCTTCCCCAGCATGGCAGCGAGCTGCTCCCACTGCGCCTTCACGTTGTCCGGCAGCGCTTCGAACGCGGTGGCCCAACGGACCGTTCGCGGGTCCATGGAATCGAAGTAGCCGACCGGCAATTTCAGCCGCCCTTCCAGGTTGCGTGCGGCGACATCCCCGAATGGCTCTTTCGGGTCGAGCAATTGCGTCACCCGCCCCTTGCTCAAGCGCGACTCCTTCAGAAAACGGCCTCTTTCGCCCTTGTATACGCGCTCGAGTAGGTCGCGCAGTTTCTGCTTTCGAAGCGCGTGCATGGTAGGCGGAAGCGTAATCCCCCATGGTTTAGGTTGGACTTGCCATGATGGTTTAGAGAGATATAAACTTAGCGGGATGGACCTGCACGAATGGCTCGACAGTGAAACGGGCCGAGCGACTGCGTTGGCCGATGCGATGGGCGTGACGAAAGCCGCGGTTTCGCTCTGGCGCGACAACGGCGTGCCCATGACTCAGATGAGCAGGATCGCGGAGTTCTCTGCGGGCATCGTCACGGTGGACGAGATGCTCAGGCATGCGTTCAGGTGTCGCGAAGAACGCAAGCGCTCAGCCAAGGTTGCCTGACGCAATGGCCGAGCCGCGCAAGGACGTGAAGGTGTATTTCGACCCCGACGTGCACGCGGCTCTCAAGGCCATCTGCGCGTCCAGGGATGTCGGTTTAGCCGAGTACGTTGAATCCATCGTCGCCCCCCACGTCCGAGGAATTGTTCGTGACGTCATGGTGCTTGCCGACGAATTCCGGCGTTCAGGAATTTCAAGGGACGGGCAGGAAGGGGGCGGCAAGTGAACGAACTCACGCAGGCAGCCTGACCCATGGCCCGTGCACGACTCCTCAAGCCGGGGTTCTTCACGAACCCCGAACTCGGTGCACTGCCGTTCGAGGCGCGCCTGCTGTTCGCTGGGTTGTGGACGATCGCAGATCGTGAGGGTCGGCTGCAGGATCGACCGCAGCGCATTCGCGCTGAGGTGTTCCCGTTCGATGACCTTGACTGCGATGAGCTGTTGCAGCAGCTGCACGAGGCAGGGCTGATCGTGCGCTACCGCGTCGACGACGCTGCGCTCATCGCGGTCCCGACGTGGGTTGTGCATCAGCAGTGTCACCGTCGCGAGTCCGCGAGCAATCTGCCGCCGCCCGAGCCTGGGTCAGGCCTAGGCATGTCCAAGGGCGAGCCTGGGTCAGGCCTAGGCATGTCCAAGGGCGAGCCTGGGTCAGGCCTAGGCATGTCCAAGGCCGAGCCTGGGTCAGGCCTAGGCATGTCCAAGGCCGAGCCTGGGTCAGGCCTAGGCATGTCCAAGGCTGCCGGTATTCGGTATACGGTATACGGAAGCGGTATTAAGCGCGCTTCGCGCGCAACGCGCGCGCGCGAGGCCGAACCCCCGGACCCCGAACCCCCGAACCCCGAACCCCCGGACCCCGAACCCCCGAACCCCGAACCCCCAACCTCGAACACCGCGACTCCCGAAGCCGCGGTCTGCCTCGCGCTGCGGCGCGCCGGCATCGCTCGCGTGAACCCTGCGCACCCGACACTGCACGCCCTCGTGGCAGCCGGTGCGGAGCCGCAGGAGTTCCTCGACGCAGCGAGCGGCGCGCTCGGCAAGGCGCACCCCTTCGCCTACGTCCTCGGCGTGGTCGAAGGGCGCCGCCGCGATGCGCTCAACGTCGCCAACGGGACGCACACCCTGCCACCGGATCCCGAGGCCTGGCGCGACACCCACGACGGGGTGCTCAACCGCGCGAACAACCTCGGACTCGAGCGCTGGGACCAGGGCATCACCGAGGACTGGCACACCTTCCGCCGCCGCGTGATTGCGGCGCACGAAGCGCGGGCGAAGGGGAGCAGCGCATGAGCGCGAAGCAGCAGCAGCCCGACGACGAACCGAAGCGCGACCCGTCGCTGTGCGCCGCCCAAGGCTGCCCGATGCGATGGAGCTGCGACATGGGCAACGGCAGACTGTGCTCCTGGCACGATCGCGCGCCGCCGCACGCATGGCCGCAGATCGCCGCCGAGCTGCAGCGCACGCTGCGTGACGGCTCGACGCCGTTGATGCCGAAGCCAGCACGCATGCCGAGCCTGCCGCATCCGGGTTGCGGGATGGACGACGGCCTGCACTGGGCGCGCTCGCTGCGCCACCGTGAATCCCAGGGCGAGCGCCTGACGCTGTTCCAGCGCGAGGCCTGGCACAAGGGGCTGAAGGCGAGCACCCCATGAGCTTCACCCTGCAGCTCAGCGACAGCACCGAGATCCACGTCGACGCACGCATCCGCATCGTCGCCGAGGCGCCACCACCCCCCGGCCCGTTCGTGCGACTCACGACGCGATTCGAGGGCATCACCACCAAGCACATAGGAGCAACGGACATGGCCTACACCCTCCGCAACGACCAGCAGATCGGGCTGGCGATCGCCTACGTCGACGCCGACGGCAACCCCGCCGCGATCGATGGCGAGGTCAGCTGGTCGTCGAGCGACGAGAACGTGGCGCGCGTCGACCCCACCTCGGGCGACGAGGTCACGCTGATCGCCGAGAACAACGGCACGTGCCAGATCCGCGCGGAGGCCGACGCCGACCTGGGCTCCGGCGTGCGCTCTCTCATCACGCTGCTCGACGTCGAGGTCGTGTCGGGCGAGGCAGTGGCCGGCGTCATCACCCCGGTCGGCGAGCCGATGCCGAAGCCGTGAACATCTTCGAGATGCCGGTGCATCCGGCGGCAGCGGTCTTTCCGATGCTGCCGCCGGTCGAGCTGCAGGAGCTGGTCGAGGACATCAAAGCCAATGGCCTACAGCACCCCCTGGTGGTCAAGAGCGGCCAGCTGATCGACGGTCGCAACCGGCGCGAGGCCTGCAAGATCGCAGGCATCCTGCCGCAAACAGTGGAGTTGAACGGACAGGACCCCACCGCCTACGTGCTGTCGAGCAACATCGCGCGGCGGCACATGACGAAGGGCCAGCGCGCGATGGCGGTGGCGATGCTGTACCCGGAGCCGACCAAGTACCGGCGCGGTGGTGCCAATGCTGGAAATACTCCAGAATTGGACAAGGGCTACCTCTCGCACGCCCGCACGGTGCTCAAGTGGGCGCCCGAACTCGCTGACGCCGTGCTCCATGGTGCGCAGTCGCTCGACACCGCCTACGCTGTGGCGCAGGACCGCAAGGCGAAAGCCGAGGCACCGCAGCGCCGACTCGATGCGCTGCGCGTGGCCGACACCGACCTCGCTGACAAGGTCGTCGAGGGCGACCTCAACCTCGACGACGCCGAGGCTGCTGCGCGCGGCCGCCGCGAGCGCGAACGCGCGGACCGCCAGGGGCTCTACGACGGGCTGCGCGCCGTCGAGGCGTGGAAGTTTCTGTTCTCGGGCAAGAACCTCGACTACCTGGTGCGCGTGTGTCGCGAGCATCCAGACGAGCTGAAGGCGGCAACGGTCGTCACGACGCTCGACGAACTCACCGACCTGTTCGCAGCCGCGAAGAAGGAGCTTTCCGCATGAGCGATGACCGCGAGAGCAACGACGAGGCGCCCTCGGACGCTACCCCCACCGCGAAGGTGCCCAGTGGCCGCAGCGTGGTCAAGCGCTTGCGTCGAGACCTCAAACCCAAGTTCGATGCCGCGCTGCTGCGCCTCAGCGCAACGGGCACGTTCACGCACGAGCAGGCGCAGGCCGAGGTCGAGGCGGTGCTCGCTGGCATCAACCTAAACGAGTACCGGCGCGAGTTCGCGGCGCGCATCGAAGCGGCGGAGTCGCACACACGCCATGCCAACTTCGGGCGCGCCCTCGGCTTCTGGAAGCAGGGCCAGTTCGACCTGTTCACGCGCGAGCTGACCGATCGCGTGTGGCTGACCACCGACGAAGGCACGCAGGTGTCGCTGACGAATGCGAAGTGGACCCACCTGGTGCACAAGCAGCTCGAGCAGGACGAAAACGTCGACCAGGCGACGGTAGCCCGCGACACCTCGAAAGGAATGTGCGACAGCGTCAGGCCCTACATGGAGCGTGACCCCGAGTGCAGCTTCGGTCACGCGATGGTCAAGCTCGGGCATTGGCAGCAGGAGCAAGCCGCCGCGTGAGGCTCCGCCCCCCGATGGACGAGCGTGCAGAGTACCCGCCCCCGGTCGTGGTCCCCATGAAGACCAAGCGCGGCCTCAACGATCGCGAGCACTTCATGGCGCGCTACCGCCGCACCACCGCCGAGAAGCGGATCGTGCTCGGCATGCTCAAGGGCACCACGCGCCCCACGCTGCCGTGCACGGTCACGCTCGTCAGGCTTGCACCTGGCGGCTCGGGCCTCGACGACGACAACCTGGTCGGTGCGCTCAAGACCACGCGCGACGCCGTCGCGAAGTGGCTGCGCGTCGACGATCGCTACGCGCAGACCGTGCGCTACCGCTACTCGCAGGGCCACGCGCCCGCGTGGGCGGTGCGCATCATCTTCGGCGAGCCCGGCCCAGGCCAGCAGCTCGCGCTCGAGGTCGGGTGATCGTGCACGGGAAGCCTGTCATGCGGGCGCGCTGGTGCTGGGCCTTCTATCTCGCGCTGGCGGCTTGGGGTTGCATCGCGCTGCTGGTGTTGGTGATCTGGTGGGTGGTGTGAACACCTGTCCGCTCAGGTGACATGCACCTCGAGATGCCGTCCGAGCACCCGCGCGGCGGCTTCGATCTGATCGAGCCGCGAGGCGTGCCGCAGATCGAACAGCCGATCCACCTGCGGCATGTGCCAGCCCAGGCGCCGCGCCAGCTCGGCCTTCTTGATGCCCTGCTCGGTCATCGCCTGGTACACGCCCAGCTTGGCGCCTTCCAAGGCCGATGGGCGCACGGTGCGCTGCCCACGCTTGGGTTTGCTGGGCACCGGCAGCGGCCTGCGTGCCTCGACGTAGAACGACAGCGCCGTTTCCAGCGCATCGACAGCCTGCAGCAGCGCCTCTTCCTTGTCATCGCCCTGGGTGATCGCCTCGGGCACGTCGACGAACGTCACCAGCACGGTGTCGCCGTCAGGGGTCAGGGTCACAGGGTAGTCAAACATCATGTGGGCAGCCTCACTTCAATCCGAGTTGGCGCTTGATCGCGGTTTCGAGTCCCTTGCCCAGCTCGTTGGTGCCGTGCATGGGCAGCGTGGACTGCTTGCCGTTCAGGAAGACCTTGAGGTGCGAACCCTTGCCGGGCTGAAACGTGGCCCCTTGTTGTTCGAGCCACTTCTTCATCTGCTTCGAGTTCACGGGGTCAATGCTAAACACTTCTGTTGCG